AGATGTTGTAGGGCCACGCAGTAGACGTGCTGTTCTGAATGAATGGCCCGACTATGCATGGAAAATGCCAGAACCAGCAAAGAAATCACGTAAGAGTACTCTTTTCGGTTAATGGATATTTGGGATGAGGTTATCCAAGAATTTAATAAAGAAATAAATCAACTTAGGATAACGCTTGGTAATGGTTCTGCTGAAGATTATCCCCATTACAAACAAATTGTAGGTTCAATATCTGGTCTGGAATGGGCTAGGGACAATCTAACAAGTATAGTAAAAAAACGTATATACATGGAAGAAGAGGAGTAAAATGCAACAAGTAAATTTAGGTGGCGCAGTAAAGAATGATCTTTGGGTGACAGATCTGGAGGAACAACCTGATCCGTCTCCTTTGCCGGAACTTCCGGGGTTTAACATATTGGTAAGACCCGTATCGGTAAAGGGTGTGACCAAGGGTGGTATTCTCATACCAGACTCAACCAAGGATGACATGGCATATCTAACTACGGTAGGAAGAGTTTTGACAATGGGCAATTTAGCTTATCTTGATAAAGACAAATTTCCTGCTGGAGCTTGGTGTACTGTGGGAGATTATGTTTGTTATGGCAAGCATGTTGGGTCCAAACTTTTCTATAAGGGTGTGAGGCTCATTCTTTTATTTGATGATCAGATTATCATGCGTGTGGAAGATCCCAAAGATCTTGATCCAACTTTCAATCTGGGATGATTTGGGAAACTCACTATAATGTGGTATAATAGAATAAACGTAAATCGTTTGTGTCGTTAACAGCGGAGAGTGAAAATGGATGAAAAAGAAGAATGGGAAACAATAGATGTTTCCAACGAGGAAATTCCCTATGAAATTGAGGAGGAGACTGAAGAGAGTTCTCCAAAACCAGAACCAGAACCAGAGGTAGTAGCTTCAGAAAAGATTGTGGAGGAAGCACCTCAAGAACTGGAAGGAATTAATACCAAGGGAGCGGAAAAGCGTATTCGGCAACTTGTGAAGCAACGCAAGGAGCGAGATGAGCAGATCCTACAGTTACTACATGCCAATGAACAGTTATCCCACACACTGCAAAGTAAGGATAGGGAAGTAAATTCTATAGCAAAGCAGAGTCTGGAAGCTAGTGAAAGGCAATTAACAGATAAAATGGATTTGGCCAGAGCTGTCTATATGGAAGCTTTTGAAGAGGGTGACAAAGAAAAAGTTTTGAAAGCCCAGGAAATGTTAAACGATGCCCAGGCAGATCTTAAAACAGTTCATATGTACAAGGCAGGTAATAAAGAGAAAGAAAGACAAGTTCCAGCAGAAGCAGCAAGATCAGAACCATCTTCTTCTTATGATCCAATGGCCAGAGACTGGGCCTCAGAAAATGAATGGTTTGGAACAGATAATATAATGACTGCCGCTGCTTTGGCAATTGATCATCAATTGAAAGACGAGGGTTATAATCCGAATGATTCAGAATTTTATCAAGAAATTGATAACAGGCTTCAAGAAGCTTTTCCACAGAAATTTGGAGAAGTTCAAGAACGTGTGCAGGAAAACACGGTTGAACCTGCTCAAGTGGTTTCGGGGGCTTCACGCTCGTCTCCGAACTCTTCTAGGAAGGTTAAACTTTCTAAAGAAGATGTAAGACTTGCCCAGAAGTGGGGTATTCCACTTGAACATTATGCTGCCGAAAAGCTTAAAGTTAGTAATGCTGACGGCGAATATACTAATATTAATTAGGCGTGGAGGAAAGAAACATGACAATACGAAATGAATCACGTAGCGAGACGCTTCGGGAAAATCAACAGCGAGAAGAGGAGTGGACCTTTGAAGAGCCAGATGCTTTGGCAATACCGGAAGCTGTAGAAGCCCGGTTTACTGCCGAGGGATTGTCTCTACGTTGGATACGTATA